TGTTACTTGAATCATTATGAATTCCGCTAAATGTTGTCGATGCTGTTTGCTTCATATCACTCCATGTCTGTGAAGTACTTTGCTTAATGTTGTTCCATGTTTCAGAAGTCTTCTTTTTAACTGCATCCCAATTTTCACCTATTACATTTTTAATCTGCCCAAACTTTTCTTTTGCCGCTGTAAATAAATCACCAAACACATTTTTAAGGAATCTGAAGAGTGCATTTACACCATTTCTGAACCATTCACATTTATTATATAATAATACAATAGCCGTAACCAGTCCAGTAATAGCGATAATTATTAGTGTTATAGGATTTAAACTCATTACAAAGTTAAGAGCCGCCTGTGCCGCCGTCATAATTTTTGTTGCAATCGTTGAAGCCGTCATTGCTATTTTATGAGCAACCAGTTTCGCAGTTACAAGCCCCCATTGAATAGCCTGTTTTCCTAATTCGATTGTTAATTTACCAACATTTACAAGGGCTGTTCCTGCATTCTTTCCGAAGTTAAGTAAATGGCTTCCACCAGTTTTAATAAAGCCACTCAGTTTCGAGAAGCCAGTACCTAATCCAGTAACATCATTTTTCAACTTTGTTAAATTTACAGCACCAACAATTTCCTTAAATGTTTTAATGCCACCAGTTATATTCGTAACTGATTTCATAAACCTACCAAATATCGAAATAACTGGTCCAACTGCCGCAACTATAAGAGCAAACTTTGCAATCATGTCTTTCTGCTGTGGGCTTAATTTCTGAATTGCAAGTGCCACCTTACTAATAGCTTCGGATAGCTTGCTCATTATAGGAGCAAGGCTGTCTCCCATTGCAATTCCTGCATTCTTTAACTGTGTGAGCGATTTTTGCATCTGATTTCCTGGAGTTTCATTCATCTTTTTATAAGCCGAATCAACCCTGTCAATACCGTCGCTCATTTCTTTCATGGATTCTGAATAAAGTTTATTACCTTGGTTACTTGTTAAGGTTAAAACTGTGTTTAATCCTTCAACTGAACCAAACATTGTCGCAAACCCAGAAAGTGTTCCATTGTTTGCCTGTGCAAGAGCGTCAACCTGTTTACCACTTGCCTTATATTGTTCATTTAAGGTTTTATATGCATCAGTGTTTTTCTTGCCCTGCTTTTCAAGTGATTGCATTGCTGCACCGAGTTTATTATGGTTGTCAACTGCTTTCGCATATTCTGGAGCGGCTTTCTGTAATGCCGCTTTAACATCATTTAATGTTCCCATCCAGCCCTTTGATTTAATTGTGTTGGCATCAAATTTAATGCCCAGTGCTTGAGCCGCATCCGTTGCTTCCTTGGAAGGCTTAATAATATTACTTATTGCCGCTTTTAATCCAGTGCTGGCTTCAGCTGTTTTAATACCATTTGCAGTCAATACAGCAAAGGAACTGAATAATTCTTTAGTGCTTACATTTGCCGCCGCAAAGGTCGGGGCAACATTACCAACTACAGAAGCCAGTTCGCCGAAGGTTGTTTTACCTAAATTCTGAGCAACCATCATTTGATTAGCGATATCGTTTGCCTTGCTTGCTTCCAAACCATAAGCATTCAATGTCGAAGTAAGTCCATCAACTGCTGTCGATGTATCAGTAAATCCACCTTTTGCCGCTTTAACTGCAACCGTTAAATAATTCATGGCGTCCTTTGTTTGAACACCTGAAGAAAGTACATCATATAAACCTTGGCTCATGTCGTCTGTGCTCATGCCTGTTTTATTACTTAATTCAATTACTTGATTTCCTAAATCCTTAATAGGAACCTGTGTCTGGTCGGCAACTGTTGAAACCTTTGCCATGCCTGTCTGAAAATTGCTCCATAGTTTCGTCGCCGCCACACCTACCCCCACAATGGGCAATGTTAAATGAGTTGTCATTGAACTACCAACATCGCTCAACCTATTACCAATATCTTTAAAGCCGCTGAATTTCGTTTCGGTCTGCTTAATGCTTTCCTCTGCTCGTTTCATATTTGCCGCAAAGTTATCAATATTCAAGGTAAGTTTTGCCACAATGTTTCCGATTGTAGTTGCCATAAATCTCACCTCCTATATAAAAATAAAAGGGCTGATTATTAAGCCAGCCCCCGTCCTTATTTCAAGAGTATTTGCAGTCCTTTATTTTCTTTCTCGTCTTCTTTGAAGTGGGGGGTTTTCTTGTCCTCCAGTTGTGCTATAATATAGGCACATGCTTCATCGAAGCAATATGCTGTATATTCTTCATCTATAGCAAGAAGTTCGCTGGGTCTTACTTTAAATGTTCTGGCTGTCGCTATTGTGTTCAGTATCTCCTTGCTCTGCACGAAAGGATTTTAAATCTTTCACACCCCCTTGAGCATAATAAAATATTTCCATCTTCTGCTCATCTGTTAGGTCTTCACCCACGTCGGAGAATTTTGGTTCAACCATAGCATTTTCACAAACAACATCGATTATTCCAGCAAGGTCAGTAATTGTTTTTCCCTTGTCCTTTTCAACCTGTTTGCTTGCCTGTTTGCCTTCAAATAATTCAACCGCTACACCCATCAGAGCATTCGGAATCATGCCTTTACTTACCAGCCCCATTATGCTCAATCTTCTTAATTTAAGGGTAATTGTTTCCCCCACTTCAAATCCAATAATTTCAACTTCTTTAACTGCTTTACTCTTTATATCATTAATACTTGTTACAGCCATTTAAAATAATCCCCCTTCATTCATTAATTAATTGTGATATCTGCTGGAGTACTAATATTACCAGCCGCATCCACTGCATACACCTTGTATGCTCCAGTTGTTGCCAGTCCACTTGTTGCAAGGTCTACATTTGTATTTACTGAAGCAACTGATGCATAAGCACCTAATCCAACATTTACAAGAGCACTTAAATCGCTCAAACTGTCGACGGTTGCTGTGCCTATTACTAAATACAAGCCACCGAGTTCGTCTGATTTTGCTGACACAACTGCTGGCTTTGTAACTGGGCTTACTGAAACAAGTGTTACAGTTGGCGGAGTTGTGTCGTCAGAAGGCAATGCATCAACATAATCGATTGATTTAATTGGTTTCCCTGCCTTTGTTGCTTCACGAGCATCAATTTCGAATTCTGGGCTGAAGAAGTCTTTCTTAAAGGTAAGTTTTGGGGCTTTACCTGTGCAATTATTAAGAGTTATCTTTGTATAGTTCTTTATACTGTCGCCCTCATAATTTGCAACATAGATATCAGCCGCAAAGGGTTTCATTGTTGCACCATCAGCAAGTTTCGGGCTATCATAACCGATAATGTTATTACTGCCGTCCCTTCTAATTGTGCCACCTTCAATCAGTGAAGCCACATTTACATCAAAGGTATTATCTGTCAGTTTTAAAGTGTAACCATATAAAAGGTCTGGGGTTCTTGCAATAGCAAGTATCTGAGTATCGTCTCTTAATACTTTTTCAGCACCGTTGCTAATAACTGAATCAAGTTCAGCACTTTCGGCGGTTGTTACTCTGCAAGATACTCCGCCAGCCTTAACGGTCTGGGTTGTTGGGTCAAGTTCGTTCATTACAACCAGCTTAACACCATATAAAATATCTGCCATAAGAATTCACTCCTTTTTAAATAATTTCTTGTGGGGCTCTAAACTCCACACTTCGCATATAAGCCTTTACATCAGTGTCTAAATAATCTGGGGTTTCATTCCCTGTCGGCTCAAGTTTGCCGCTTAAGGCACTTTTTACTTCATTTATAATGCCGTCCATGGGGCTTATACTTGCCATGGGCACATATACCATAACATCTATATAAAGCCAGCCAGCTTTTCCGTTCCCAATGCTTAAGGTTTTATTCTTGTACTTAATAACGAAATAAGGCTTTTTACATTCGCCCTGTGGCTGTGCCAGCCAGTAAGTCGGATGCATGGCATTTAAGATATCATAAACCTCTTTTCTGGTCATTTTAATCACCAACTATTTTCTTATACTGTGCCAGTAACTCGTCTTTATGGCTTTCAATAGCATCCTCCAGCACTGCAAATCTTTTCGCATGTGCAAGTTCCAGCCATACACCATAATCAACACAGTGCATCACTGCACAGGTTAAATTCGTATCATTTTCCCAGTAACCTTCACCATGCAATTTCTGTTCAGCATTACCAGTTCTGTTTTGCCATGGATGATTTTCTTTTGCCCATGTTTCCATCTTTTTAGCGGCGGCATCACATACAACCCTTAAGGCTTCTTTCATTGTTTTTTCAGCACCCTTAAGCCCCAGTAATGTCGCATCAATGCTTCCTCTTTCAACACTTATACCACTAATGTCCATTATTATTCACCTCCAAATCGCATTCCCAGTAAATATCAAGGTTAAGAATATTTACAGCATTTTTCACAGTGTAGGTAATGCCTTTTACTGTAAAGAAATCATCTACCTGTATATCGAAGGCACTGTCATAAACTGCATACAATTTATAACTTCTTTGAGCAATTATGGTTCCAGCTTCAACCAGTGTCGGTATTAATGCACTATGCTTACTATTATCAAGTAAACCGTTAAAAGTTGCCACAGTATCGGGAGTGTCGGATACTGTATAGCCACCCATTCCATCGCTGGTCTTTGTAAATCTTTGCAGTGCAACACTGGAAGGCATTTTGTTGATTGCTTGCTGTACCTTTACTCTTACAGCATTTGCATTAAGCATTTACATCACCTTCGTCAACCCTTTGAACTATACCTGTGCAATTACCTCGATACAACCTTGCCCGTCTTAACCAGTATTTTTCATTACTTACTGTCTTGATAGGTCCAAGGTCAATGCTGTCATCCTGTGCCTTTATTAAACAACCTTGATAAGAGGCGGTCTGAACATCACCATATTGGTCAAGTAATATTTGTAGGTCTGCATCACTAAAATATGGGAATTGAGTTTCTTGTAAGTTAAATTTTAAAATATCTATATCAGCCATTTAAGCCACCCCCTACTCGGGCAACTTTACAAGCTGTCTGTCCATAAAGCCATCAGCAATATTATCAGTAACTTTAAACTTATCGCCTTTTAAATAAACTTTGCCATTATAAATTAATGTCTTTTCGGCAATAACTTCAACGATTACAGGTTTATTTTCTGCTGGCTTTGTGGTTTTATTTTCCTCTGGCTGTGTTGCCGCATTCTTTGCCATGCACATTCACCTCCTAATAAAATACAAGGGGGCTATATAATAACCCCCTTACATAGCCAACATTAAGCAACTGTCATAATACCAACACTGTCGATATTCTCGAAGGAAGGTAAGAAGATACCACTTACAATAGTAAACACATTTACAGGATGTGGCTCTTTAATTGTTGCAACTGCAATACCAGTATTTACAACCGATACATCTGCTTCAGTTACACCATTCATCAAATCGGCTTCTTCTGGAGTTGTACCGAAGTAAGTGCTTCCAAGGTTGCCGCTTGGGATAAGTGTAAATACATTGTCTGGGAAATACTGATATGAACCTGTTGCCTTACCATCGTCACCGAGTAAAGCATATTTCTTCGTATATACTGCAATGGTAAGTCCTAACTTATCAGCAAGGTAAGTCTTAACCATTTGTTCGGATACATTTGCAAGGGTTGCTACTGTGCCAGTTGTTAAGAACATGTCGCTTCTGATTTTATTGGATTTAAGCAAGTAATTAAATGTTGTTCTTGTGCATATTGCAGAAGTTGGTCTATTGCCTGTATCTTCCTCAACTTTATCAAGTGCCGCTCTAATATCCTCAACTGGGTCTGGCTGTGCCGCATTACCAGCAACATCGTTCGCACCACCACAAGTATCCCATTTGTTAGCAATAGTGAATTTGTGAGTTGCATCAAACTTGTAATCGTAGTCATAGGCGATTCTGTTTGCACTGATTGAAATTGAACCAGTTGAAAGCAACTGCATTCTCATTCTTTCAGCCTGTACCCTTGCACCTTCAACAAGTTTAGTAATATCATCAAAGATATGATTAAGCAATGGGGTAAGGTAAGCACTGTTATTCAACTGGATAAGCCTGTTGATTTCCTGTCTGTCTTTTTCACCTACTCGCATTCCTTCTCTGAAGAATGGCATTTCAGTCTGAACGGATTTAAATCCAATTCTTTCTCTTAAAGTTGCCTTTGCGTCATAGTTTGCAGGGCTGATTGCTACTGGTAAACCCTGTGAACCTTTTATCCATTTTAAATCAATGCCCAGTTGCTTTTTAGCAGGAAATAATGTCTCGCCGAGGTAAGGCATTTTATTTTCTGGGGCATTTGTTACATAAGCCGCTATTTCTTTCGCATTTACATAATCGAAAATTGTAGGCATAATTGTCAACCTCCTCTATTAATCAATTTATTATTTTATAAATACAATTCTGCCTTTGAGTGCTGTAACTGCATCAGCACATGGAGCACTTGGTAACTTGTTAAGGTCAATAAACCCATGAATTATCATTGTACCCTGTGCGTCTCCGCTTGTTACATCTACATCGTGCATCAATACACCTTCGGCGTCTACACCAGCACCAGCCGCACCAGTTGCCGCACCATTTGTATTGTGTTCGGTTGCAAGTGTTGCAGGATTTGCGAGTATAGCATTTGCTCCGCCTGTGCCGCCTATAATGGTTCCTGCTGGTACAATCTTTTTCCCGTCTGTGTCGGCAACAATACCAGTATCATCAACCGTTACTGAAATGCCTACATAATGGTCGGGAAACTTAACAATAGATTTCTGATTGTTTAAATAATCAGTTTCAACAAACTTCATATCAATTACCTCCTAAAATTTATTTGAAAAAGTTTGTTCTTGCATCTTCAAGCCCCTTGCTTTCTTCTGCCCTTGCCTTTGCAAGTTGCTCACCGATACTTACAGTTGGGGTTTCACCTTTTGGCGGTTGCCCTGCATGTCCTGTTCCACCCTTGTTCACTTCACCAAACAGATAAGGCTTTGCTGTTTGCAGTCCCTTAATTGCATCATCCAATCCTTCAACTGAACCATCATCATTAAGTTTTAACTTGCTTTTATCTATAAAAGCAAGCACATCAGCACCAGTTTTATCGATTGAGTTTGCACCTATAGCCTTCATTTTAATGGCTGTATCAAGGGCTTGCTGTTTTAGTTTCGTGTCAAGGTCTTTGTTTGAGTTCTGTAAAGTTTCAATTTGCTTTACAAGTGTATCATTGTCTTTGTTGGCTGTCTTGATTTTTTCAAGTTCGCCATTTGCTGTGTCGAGTTGGTCTTTCAATGATTTCTTTTTACCAATTTCATCGTCCAATCTTGCCTTCGGCACATAGATGTCTTCCTTGCCATCGTCAATTAATACTTTTGCCTTGAGCTCTGAGGCTTTGTCATTAATAAACTTGGCAATGCCTTCAACGGTTGTAACCTTTGTTAAGTCAACTCCCTGAAGCAATTCATCAATTTTCATATCTTGTCCCTCCTAATTTTAACGGTATTAGTACCGAACTTTTAATTTACAACCATGTATTATTTAATCAGTTGTATGCCCCATGGAGGCAAGGCATATTAATATATAATATCTTACAATATTATTAATCTTACAATATTATTATACATGATTATATATCACATTAAGTGTAAAGATAGTGTAATTCAGAAAAAAAATAAGCCCAGCAATGGGCTTATTCAGTTGGTTCTCTTTTCGGGCAATCCGCTTTATTTTCCCTGTACTTTGTGGGCTTAATAGTAAACTGCTTACAAGTTTTTAAATCCCTGTTAAACTTACAGCCGCAACACTGGGGCACAAAGGTAATTTCTATTTCTTTGGGTTGCTGTGTGAACCGTTTTTCTTCATCGTTCATATAGAACACCTCACTTTATTACAATATTATTATATAATATTT